CCCTGTATCATGGGAAGCACTGAGGATGTACGAGGAATGAAGTGGCTCTTGGTTCTTGTATTCCTACATGAAGGTAGACCTTATGTTAACACACTAGGTATATACTCTTCTATGTACGATTGCTTTGATGCATTCGAGGAGTTTGAGAATCAAGTACCACAAGAAACACAGCTAGTATGTATAAAGGATAAACAATGACAGGTATCATTGGAGTAGAGCAAGTAGAGGAACACGAAGATGGTAGTGCAACATACCAGTTCCAGATAGATGATAAATGTAGAACGTTACTACAAGAAGAAGGGCTGAGACTAGTGCTGTACTGTGCAGCAGCTAAGCTAGACATCCAAGTAGTGTATGACTTTATAACAGATCACATAAGGTATGAGACAGATGGCGAAACTACCTGAAGGGCGTAAGCCCCTACCACAAGAATGGTTTATTGATAGAGCTAAGATTATGCAACCTGAACCTAAAGAGAAACAGAAGTGGAAGAAGTGTGTAAGCTGTGGTGGCCCAGCGCTGAATGACTTCTGTGGTTTCTGCCTGGAGGAAGAATGATGTACACCGTAGAGTTTGAGCCTGACGCAGCTATCATCAAGTCACTAGATGAATCGAATACTTGTGAAGACATAGAGATTATCATAGCAGATGACGGTATAGTATTTCTTCGCCAGTTCATCGAAGAGTTAAACAGACACGAGATTATATCAATAACATACCAGCAGCTACTAGATATCATGGCTGCACTTAAATCACCTGAAGGAGCATTCTATGCGAGATTCCAACCCACCCAAAACCGCAATACTTGATCAGCGTGTACCTCTTGGTATGGTATTTGTTGAACTATCCGTAGACGAAGTACTAGAAGCGTGTGATATTTATATCAACAACAAAAAGTTTGACAACGATCTTGACGCTGTGTATGACGGTGGTCATATAGAAAGCTGGGATTACTGGTCACAAGGAGATGTGAAATGACTTCAGTGAAAGAACTACAAGAAGAATTAAAGACTTGGGCTGTTAAGTTACAGCACCCTAAGCTTGAGGCATATGAGCGTAAGTTGATCGAATGTGAGATCGCATACTTACAAAAGGAAATACAGGATAGGCAATACACAAAGAATAAAGAGTACGCCTAACCACTGTCTTAGAGGAGACACGACATGATGGAACTAGCACTTATCCGTACACTTATGGACAAAGAGTTCTATGATAATCACAAGGGTATCCGTTGCCCTGATAAGATATTCACTAAAGATATACGTAAGATCAAGCAGACGCTAGACTATGCTATGGATACGTATGAGAAGACACTGACTCCATCTGAACTGGAGGCACTCTTCTATGCTGGCAACAACAGCATGACTACAGCTAACAAGGAAGCGTTTCGTGATCTATTTAACAAGATTGCTAGAGAGAACCCACTTAACAAAGAGATAGCTGATGATGTACTGTCAAAACTATTCCAACAAGTAGTCGGTGAAGAGATTGCTAACCTTGGCTTTGACTACGTGAACGGTAGCAAGAATAGTCTAGAACCATTACGTAACCTACTGCGTGACTATCAAGATGACTTCATGCCTAACCTCAAAGTAGATTGGGATGACATCAGCATTGAGACTCTACTAGAAGCTAACGACATTCAGTCACAATGGAAGTGGAACATACCGTCCCTACGCCGTAAGGTTGAGGGTATCAGTGGTGGTCACTTAGTTGTTGTAGGTGCACGTCCTAACACAGGTAAGACTAGCTTCCATGCTAGCACTATCGCTGCACCAGATGGGTTTGCACACCAAGGTGCTAAGTGCATGATCCTCTGTAATGAGGAGAGCTATGAGCGTGTTGGTGCACGTTACCTCAGTGCTGCTACTAGCATGAGCATGGATGAAGTTAAAAACAATATGCCTGTCGCTGCGTTACGCTACAAGCCTGTCAAAGAGAACATCTTTATTAAGGACAGTACAGGTAAAGACATGTCATGGGTTGAAGCTATCGTCAAAGCATACGAGCCTGACATCGTAGTGCTAGACATGGGTGATAAGTTTGCAGCTAAGACTAGTGACAAGTCAGATGTGTATCTCAAGGAAGCAGCTATCCATGCACGTAACATTGCTAAACAATACGGTTGTGCTATCATATGGATGTCACAGCTATCTGCTGTAGCTGAAGGTATGGTACGTGTGGATCAGTCAATGCTAGAAGGATCGAAGACAGGCAAGGCAGCAGAGGCAGACCTGATGGTACTGATCAGTAAGAACAAACCTGTTGAGGGTCAGGATGACGAAGAGGGTAACCAACGTCACCTCAACATCGCTAAGAATAAACTCAAGGGTGGATGGCACGGTGTAGTTCATTGCGAACTAGACGGTGAGCGCAGTCAATACCTTGCGTAGAGTTAAACACAGAGGGTACAAACTTTTAACCCAATCTTGGAACGTTGTGCTTTGCCCTGTATCCTCTGTGTTTATTTAATAAGGAGAGCAGTATGAGAAATGTACTGGACGTAGAGAACACAACAACGAAACGTGATGGCAAGACTATCATGGACCCGTTTGAGCCAGGCAACACGCTTACGCAGGTAGGTGTGCTTGATGTAGATAACTGGAAGAATGAGAACATCATTACGCTTGACCACGTGGAATACAAAGATAACAGTGGTGCAGGTAGAAAAACCCTGCAGTCTATATTGGATATGACAACCCTGTTGATCATGCACAATGCACAGCACGATCTCATGTGGCTATGGGAGTGTGGGTATAAGTATGACGGTGCTATCTATGACACGATGTTAGCAGAGTACCTGCTTATACGTGGGCAGAAGGAACCACTAAGCTTAGAGGCATGTGCTGAACGCAGACAGCTAGACTTCCAGAAGGATGACACGCTGAAGCGTTACTTCAAAGAAGGATACAACACAAATGAAATACCTCTCAACGAGCTTAGCTTTTATCTTAGGCATGATCTGCTCACAACTCGTGAGTTGTTCCTCGCTCAAGAACACGACTATGCCCAACCAGAATCCGCTTCCCTTCATCAAGTCAGAGAAGTCACCTTCAACACCTGTAAAACCCTCACAAGAATGTACATGTCAGGGTTCTGTGTGGACAACGATGCCCTTGAGGTAGTGCGTAAGGAGTTTCAGAATGAGAAAGCACAGATCGAAGAACGTCTTCAGCAACAAGTCAGGGAACTTATGGGCGATACGCCTATCAATCTCAACTCTCCAGAGCAGATGTCCCAAGTTGTATTCTCAGTTGCGGTCAATAACAAAAAAGAATGGGCTGCGCTCTTCGACTATGTGGAAACACAAGAAGAGTTTAAAGAAGCGGTTAAGGCTAACACGACTACGATACTCCGTACCAAGGCTTTCACCTGCCCGACATGCAATGGGAAAGGTAAGACGTACAAAGTAAAGAAGGACGGTACACTCTTCAAGAAGCCTAACAACTGTAAGGATTGTGATGCACGTGGTTATCAACTAAAGAAGATCAACAAGATGGCTGGCCTATGCTTCGCCGCACCAAGTAAGAAGTGGGTATCAGCTAATGGATTCAGTACAAGTAAAGACAACCTGGACACACTCATTGCGACTGCTAAGAATAACGGGATGGATCACGCTGTGGACTTTCTTACTGACGTTAAAAGGCTTTCTGCTATTTCTAGTTACCTTAGTAGCTTTGTTGATGGTATCGACATTTATAGAAAGCCAACCACAGGGATGCTACACGTGGGACTCACTCAGCACATCACCAGTACAGGTAGATTTTCTGGACGCAATCCCAACATGCAAAACATGCCAAGAGGAGGAACCTTCCCAGTGAAGCGTGTGTTTGTATCAAGATGGAACAACGGTAAAATAATGGAGGCCGACTTTGCCCAACTCGAATTTAGGACAGCAGCGTTCTTGGCGCAAGATGAAACAGCGATGCAAGAAATTGCAACAGGATTCGATGTACATTCGTACACAGCAAAAGTTATTACTGAAGCTGGCGAACCAACTACAAGACAAGAAGCTAAGGCACACACCTTCGCACCCCTCTTTGGTGCTACTGGATATGGCAGATCAAAAGCTGTAGCCGCATACTACGAACACTTCACACAGAAGTATCAAGGCGTAGCAGCGTGGCACAAGAAGCTAGGCGACGAGGCTATGCGGTTCATGAAGATCACTAACGTCAGCGGAAGACAGTATGCTTTCCCTGATGTGACAAGACGTAGCAACGGTAGCGTGACACACTTCACGATGATCAAGAACTATCCTGTGCAAGGGTTTGCTACAGGTGATGTTGTGCCTGTTGTGCTGTGTGAGATAGAGCGTAGATTGATGGACATGCAGTCATGCTTAGTTAATTCTGTGCATGATTCAGTGGTCATTGACGTACATCCAGACGAGACTGAAGTAGTAATACAAACTATTAAGGATATGAATGAAGACTTAAACTCTTTAGTCAAAAAGGCTTACGGTGTTACCATGAATGTGCCTCTATTATTAGAAGCAAAACTAGGTGATAATTGGCTTGACATGTCTGACGTTTAGAGTATAACTAAGCATCTTTTAACTTTACGAAAAGGAAGTAAGTATGAGTACAGAACTAGCAATACAAAAT